CAGAAAAACTGCTCGCGGGCGCGCAGGAGGTTTTTGGAATTTCGGAGGCACAAATGACCAAAAAGGAGCTCAAAGAGCTGGAGCAGGCCATTCTGGCTGAGGCAAAGGAGAAGGGCCTGCACAACAACTACTTCCTCGTGACAACTCTGGACAGATACCGCTTTCAGCTGCGAATCCTGGCGGAGCTGGAGAAGGAGATTAAGAAATCCGGCCCCATGGTGACCAAGGAGTACGTCAAGGGCCGGAAAAACGTCTACACATCCCCAGCGATTGCCGAGTATAACAAGACGGTCTCCTCGGCCAACGGAACAGCCTCCACACTGATGAGCTTCCTGCGGCAGCCGGCGCCGACCACGGGAGGAGGCCCGTCGAAGCTCCAGGAGCTGATGGAAGCCTATGGAGAGTAAAAACTTCATCCTGGAGTACTACCAGGGCATTCAGGACGGGTCCATCGTCGTGGGAAAATGGATCCGTCTGGCCTATGAGTACATCATCCGAGGACTGCAGGAGCGGTCCTTTTTCTTTTCCCAGAAGCGGGCCAACCTGGCAATTGCCTTCATCGAGAGCTACTGTCACCATCACGAGGGGGCCCTGGCGCCGCAGCTCCTGAAGCTGGAGCTGTGGCAGAAGGCGCTGATCAGCTGCATCTTCGGCATTCTGGACACCGAAGGCAACCGGCAGTTCCGCGAGGTGGTGCTGGTGGAGGCCAGGAAAAACGGCAAGACTCTTCTGGCCGCGGCCATCGCCGAATGCTGCGTATACATAGACGGGGAATATGGCGCCAGGATTTATTTCGCGGCGCCGAAACTGGAGCAGGCCAACCTGTGCTTTGAAGCCCTGCATCAGATGATCCTGCAAGAGCCAGAGCTGGCGCAGATGACCAAGAAGCGCCGGACGGACCTGTACGTGGAGGCAACGAACACCACAGCCAAGCCGCTGGCGTTCTCGGCCAAAAAGTCCGACGGACTCAACGTCCACCTGGCCGTGGCAGACGAGTTCGCTAACTGGCAGGGCGCCGCCGGCATCCAGTTTTACGAAGTCATCAAATCATCCTTCGGCGCCCGGCGGCAGCCGCTGCTGCTGGCCATCAGCACGGCGGGCTACACCAACGAGGGCATCTATGACGAACTGATCAAGCGCTGCACCCGCCTCCTGCTGGGGGAGAGCAAGGAAAAAAGGCTGCTGCCGCTGCTCTATATGATCGACGAAGTGGACCGCTGGAACGATCTGAACGAGCTCCGGAAGAGCAACCCAAACCTGGGCGTTTCGGTGACGGTGGATTATCTCCTGGAGGAGATAGCAGTGGCGGAGGGAAGCCTGAGCAAAAAGGCGGAGTTCGTGGCTAAGTACTGCAACATCAAGCAGAGCTCCTCCCAGGCGTGGCTGCCGAGCCAGGCAGTGGACCGGGCACGAGGCGAGCCGCTCCGGCTGGAGGACTTCCGCGGCACCTACTGCGTCGGCGGTATTGACCTCTCACGAACCACAGACCTGACGGCCTGCTGTATCGTCATTGAGCGCGACGGCATGCTGAACGTCTTTGCCAAGTTCTTCTTGCCGCGGGCAAAGATCGACGAGGCCACGGCCCGGGACGGTTTGCCGTATCGGCAATATATCGAGCGAGGGATCCTGCAGGAGTCCGGGGAAAACTTCGTGGACTATGAGGACTGCTTTGCCTGGTTTCGGGGACTCGTGGAGCAATATGAGATCCTGCCCCTCTGGGTGGGCTATGACCGCTATAACGCGCTGCAGCTGACCCAGACTATGGAGCAATACGGCTTCCACATGGACAGCGTGTTCCAGGGCGAAAACCTGACCGGCGTCATCAACCTGACAGAGGGGGAATTGCTGGATGGCCGTCTCCGTATCGGGGACAATGACCTCCTTGCCGTTCACCTGCTGAATGCTGCGGTCAAATCCACAGCGGCCACCGGCCGCCGCAGATTGATCAAGCTGTCCGCCAACGCCCACGTGGACGGCGCCGCGGCACTGCTGGACGCCATGTGTGTCCGGGTTGCCCACGGCGTGGAGATTGGCGAGCAGCTGAAGAATATCGAGTGAGGTGAAAGCGTGGGACTTTTTGAGAAGATCTTCGGGCGGCGCCAGCCGGACCGAAGGACAGAGGGGTACTTCCGGACGCTCACGGCATATTCGCCCGTGTGGCGGACCTGGAACGGAAAGCTATACGAGATGGACCTGGTCCGCGCGGCCATTGACGCCAGGGCACGGCACATTTCCAAGCTCCAGGTGACGATCCAGGGCAGCGCCAAGCCCAAGCTGCAGACCAAGCTCCGGCAGGCGCCCAACGGCTTCCAGACCTGGGGACAGTTTCTTTACAGAACATCCACGATCCTGGACGCACAGAATACGGCGTTTCTGGTGCCGATCCTGGATGAATACGGAGAGCCGGAGGGTATTTACCCCATCCTCCCGAGCTCTGCGGAGCTGGTGCAGGTCCAGGGAGAACCGTGGCTCCGGTACAGGTTCCGCAACGGCGATCACGCGGCCATGGAGCTGAGCGCCTGCGGGATCCTGACTAAATTTCAGTACCAGGACGATCTGGTGGGCGAGAGCAACGCCGCCTTGAACAGCACCATGGAACTGATTGCCCTCCAGCAGCAGGGAATCAGCGAGGCGGTGAAGAACTCCGCCACCTTCCGCTTCATGGCCCGGGTCAACAACTTCTCTAACGAAAAGGACATGGCAAAGGAGCGGAACAGGTTCAACGAGAACCACCTGCGGGCTGATGCCTCGGGCGGGATCCTGCTGTTCCCAAACACCTATACCGACATCAAGCAGATCGAGTCCAAGCCCTATGTCGTGGACGATAAGCAGGCTGGGCAAATCCAGACCAACGTGTACAACTACTTCGGGGTCAACGAGGATGTCCTGCAGAACAAGGCCATCGGCGACAAGTGGAGCGCCTTCTATGAGGGCGCTATCGAGACCTTCGCCATCCAGTTCTCCGACGTGGTCAGCCGGATGCTGTTCTCTGCCCGGGAACGGTCCGCGGGATCTCGGATCTTTGCCACCGCCAACCGACTGCAGTACATGAGCACAGCGGACAAACTGCAGGTATCCACAGACCTTGTGGACCGGGGCATCCTGAACCGGGACGAAGCCAGAGAGATCTGGAACCTGCCGCCGCTGCCGGACGGCCAGGGGCAGGCCTATGTGATCCGCGGGGAATATAAAAACGCTGAAGAGCAGACAGGAGGAACCGAAAATGCCAGTGAGACCTGACCGGGAATACCGCAGCATGACCATGGAGGTCCGGGAGGCCACGGACGGCCAGGAAAAGATCGTGGAGGGCTATGCGACCATTTTTGACCAGCCTTATCTCCTGTGGCAAGAGCCGGGGTATGAGATCTGGGAGCAGGTGGACCGCCGCGCCTTTGAGGGCTGTGATATGTCTGACGTGATCATGCAGTATGACCACGAGGGCCGGGTGTTTGCCCGGACCAGCAACGGAACCTTGACGGCGGAGCCGGACGACAAAGGGCTCCACACAGTGGCCGATCTGGGCGGGACGGACATCGGCGGGCAGCTCTACCAAGAGATCAAAGGCGGATACACCACCAAAATGTCTTATGCCTACCGCGTGGAGAGAGACCGCCGGGAGACCACAGAGGACCACGAAGCCGGAACAGTCCGGGTGCTTCGGACCATCGAGAAGATCGCCAAATTGTACGATGTCAGCGCTGTTTCGCTGCCTGCGAACGACGCTACGTCCATTTCTGCCCGCAGCCTCAGCGAGGGAGTCATCGCCGAGCTCAGGGAGGAGTGCCTTGCCGCCAAAGCGCGGGGCCGGCAGAGACAAAAAATCAAAATCATTACGGAGGTAACAAAATGAGCATCAAAGACATGACCATCGAGCAGCTGGAGGAACGCCGCGGCCAGATCGCGGCGGAGGTGGACGCCCCCGAGGCGGACCTGGATGCTCTGGAGCAGGAGGCCAGGTCCATCAACGAGGAACTGGAGAGCCGCAGGGCCGCGGCCACCCGCAGGGAGGAGATCAGACACTCCGTGGCCGGCGGCGCCGGCCAGACGGTGCGCGGCTTTGCGCCGCGCGCTCAGGAACCCCAGACGGCCGAGGAGATCCGCAAGAGCCCGGCCTATGTCAACGCCTTTGCCAACTACATCAAGACCGGCGACGACAGCGAGTGTCGCGCCCTGCTCACGAAGAACGTCACCGGGGGCCAGGTGCCCGTACCGACCGTGATCGAGGGCCGGATCCGCACCGCCTGGCAGCGCAGCGGGCTCATGGAGCTGGTGCGCAAGACCTACATCCGCGGCAACCTGCAGGTGGGCTTCGAGCTCTCCGCCACCGGCGCCGTGGTCCACACCGAGGGCGCCGCAGCGCCTACCGAGGAGACCCTGACCCTTGGCATCGTCACGATGGTGCCCGCCAGCATCAAGAAGTGGATCACCATCTCCGACGAGGCTATGGACATGGGCGGCGAGGAGTTTCTGTTCTACATCTACGACGAGCTGACCTATCAGATCGCAAAGAAGGCGGAGGACGAGTTGGTGGCGAAAATCGTTGCGGCTTCCGCTACTGCCAGCGCCACCGCCGTCGGCGTGCCGGTGGTGAACGCTGCGTCCGCCGCTCTGGGAACCGTGGCCACCGCCATGGGCTATCTGTCCGACGAGGCCGCAAACCCCGTTCTGGTGATGAACAAGCTCACGTACTCCGCCTTCAAGGCGGCCCAGTACGCCGGCAGCTTCTCCGTGGATCCCTTTGAGGGGCTGCCTGTCCACTTCAACAACACCCTGCCGGCAGTCGGCGCCGCCACTGCCGGTCAGACATGGCTGATCGTGGGCGACTTCGGCGTGGGCGCCCAGGCCAACTTCCCCAACGGCGACGAGATCACCATCAAGTACGACGACACGAGCCTGGCCGAGAAGGACCTGGTCAAGCTGGTGGGACGCGAGTATATCGCTTTGGGCCTGGTGGCGGACAAGGCCTTTGTCAAGGTTGCCGTCGCCTCGGAGTAACACCACACAGGGAGGAGGGATGACCCATGAATGAACTGCTTGCCAAGGTCAAGATGGCCCTCCGACTCACCACGGACGACCTCGACGACGAGGTCACAGATCTCATCCAAGCAGCGCTGCAGGACCTCGGCATTGCCGGGGTCCTGTCGCTGGGTAACATCACAGAGCCGGTGATTGTCATGGCCGTCAAAACCTACTGCCGGGCGCACTTCGGCGAGCCGGAGAACTATGACAAGCTGAAGGCTGCCTACGACGAGCAGAAGGCCCAACTGCAGATGACCACGGGCTTCACCGACTGGGGGGATGCAGATGCTGCGTGCTGATGCGCTGGTCACGCTGAAAAAACTGACCTATCCCATCGTGGCAGGTGTAACCACGCCAACGCTCTCCGAGACGGGGACGGTATGGGGAAAGGTGCGCTCCGTGACCGGGGCGGAGTACTATGACGCCCAGCGCAGCGGCTACAAGGTGGATCTGATCGCCGCCATCTACGCATTTGAGTACGAGGAGGAGCAGGTCGTCACCGTGGCCGGCGAGGACTACGACGTGGTACGGCGATACCGCAAGAGCCAGGACGTGCTGGAGCTGACCTGCGCAAGGAGGGGCGGCAAATGATGATATATGAGGCCCTGGAAGGGCTGGGGGTGCCGGTGTGCCACCCGCCCTATATGGGCAGCGAAGACACGTACATCACCTATCAGATCCTGGGCCAGGAGGGACAGATCTACGCCGAGGGGAACGAGGCGGAGACCGCCGTGTCCTATGCTGTCAACATCTTCGCGGGGGCGTTTTCCGGGGCGCTGCTGGAGGCTGTGCTGACTGCCCTCCGGGAGGAGGGCTACATCGCCACAGTGGAGATGGAGACCTACGACAAGGAGACCGCGCAGACGCAGATCTCCATCACGGCGACCATTGAGGGGGCAGCCTATGGCTAAGCTTGTGGTGGATGGCGTGGATGAGGCCATCCGCGCCCTGGAGAAGGCAGACCTCTATGACGAGGAGGCCCAGAAGGAGCTGCTCTTCACTGGCGCGGACGTCATCGCCGAGAGCATCCAGGAGCAGGTGTCCAAGAGCCGCTTCGACATCCGACACCTGGTCAAACGGATCAAACGGTCCAACAAAGTGAAGACGCTGAAAAACGGGGACAGGGCCTGTGCGGTCACCGTCTCCGGCAAGAACAAGCACGGGGTCCGCAACAGCGTGATCCTCTTTGTGCTCAATTATGGCCGCCGCAAACAGTACGGCCAGATTGTGGGAGAGTATTTCTGGACCCGCGGCACCAAGAACGCCGAGAAAAAGGTCCAGGAGGTCGTGGAGGCCAAGGCCTCCGAAATTTTGAGAAAGAGAGGGCTATGATATGCCTGCTTTTGACCTGCGCGGCATCAAGGTGGCCGCGTACACCAACACCAACGGAACCGTCACCTACGGGACACCGACATCCGCCGGCGACGCCATGACCGCCCAGCTGGAGCTGCGCTTTGCCGAGGGGCGCCTCTACGCCGAGAGCAAGCTGGCGGAATACCTCCGCCTGGCCACCGGCGGCACCATCAGCCTGGGAACCAAATACATCCCGGACGCCGCCAAGAAGATCCTTTACGGAGCAACGGACTCCAGCCGCACCGTGGACGGAAGCTCCGTCGCCGGTATCAAGTACACCGCACTGGACGTGGCGGGCTATGTGGGATGCGGCTTCTTCGCGCCGGACATGGTGGACGGCGTGGAAAAGTACACCTGTGTGTTTATTCCCAAGGCCAAGTTCGGGCCGCCGGCCATGAACTTCAACACCAAGGGCGAAAACATCACCTTCCAGACGCCCACCACCACCGGCGAATTCCTGCCGGACGACACCACCGGCCAGCTGCTGATCGAAACCACCGTGGTGGATACGGCAGCGGAGGCCGCGGCCTGGGTCGCTGCCTGCTTCGCGTAAGGAGGCGGCGATGGAGGATATCAGGATAAAAACCATGCCGTATGACTACCGCGGCCGGACCTATACGCTGGCCTGCAACATGAACGTCCTGGCGGACGTCCAGGCAGATTTCAACGGCGACATCGGCGCCGCGCTGAACCGCAAGAACGGTATCCGGGCAACATTCTCCTTCCTGGCGGCCATGATGAACGACTGGGCTGACTCCCAGGGGTGGCCGGAGCGCGTAACAGCCAAGGAGCTGGGTCGGGATCTGACGGACTTTGCAACGGTCGGGCGCCTGGGTGGAGAGATCTTTGCCCTGGTGGCCGACGCCATGAAGCCGGCGGAGGAAACCGGGGAGGAAACAGAAAAAAACGGGGAGACCACGCAGAGTACGCAGGCGGAATAGACTTTGCGTGGTATCTCAACATCTGGATGAACCACATGCACAACGATGAGAGGACCTTCTGGAAGACGATGACGCCGTTCCGCTGTATGGTCCTCTTTTCCCGCTTTTTCGGCTGCGGGCCAAAGACAGAAGCGAAGGCTGCGGCGCAGCCTTCGCTTTCCGCGTATCTGATGGGGAGGGGGTGAGATCATGCCAACAATATCGACCAACTTTGTCCTGGGAGGAGAAAAGGAGTACCGCCAGGCCATCAGCAACATCAACGCAGGCATGAAGGTCCTGGACAGCGAAATGAAGCTGGCCCAGTCCCGCTTTGAGGACCAGGCAGACAGCGTGGAGGCCCTCACCGCCAAAAATGACGTGCTGGAGAGGCAGATCAGTACCCAGCGAGAGAAGATCGCCACGCTCCGGCAGGCGCTGGAGCAGGCCGCCCAGACCTACGGCGAGGGCAGCGAGAAGACCATGCGCTGGCAGACCAGTCTCAACAACGCAGAGGCCGAGCTCAACAAAATGAACTCGCAGCTCGACAATAACCGGCGAAAGATGGAAGAACAGGTCGAGCAGACGGAGGAACTGGACGAAAAGACCGCCGGTCTCGGGTCGGAGATCAGCGGGATTGCCTCCAAGCTGGGCTTTGACGTGCCGTCAGCTGTCACGGATGCCATGGCATCCTTCGACAAGATGGGAAACTCCTCTGTGGCGTTGAAAAACTGGATCCTCGCTCTGGTGGCGGCCATTGTCGCCTTGGTGAAGGGTCTGGAAAGCGTCACCAAGGGAGCCGGTGAGGCTGCGGACGAGCTGGGGACCCTCTCCATGCAGACCGGCCTTACCGTGGAGGAGCTGCAGGAATTTCAGTATGCATCGGAGCTGATCGACGTCTCGGTGGATACCCTGCAAGGGAGCCTGACAAAGCTCACCAACAACATGCAGGACGCCAGAGACGGCAGCGGCAGCGCCGCGGAGGCATTTGAGACCTTGCGAGTCAAAGTCCAGGGCGCGGACGGTGAGCTTCGGAACGCAAAAGATGTGTTTTACGAGGTCATTGACGCCCTGGGAGATGTCCAGAACAGTACAGAGCGGGATGCCCTGGCTATGGACATTTTCGGCCGGTCCGCCCAGGACTTAAACCCTCTGATCGTCCAGGGCAGCGAAAAGCTGCAGGACTTTGCTGCCGAGGCAAGGTCCACCGGCTACGTCCTGGATGAGCTGTCTGTCACAAAGCTCGCGAAAGTAGACGACTCCTTCAAAAGGCTGCAGTCAACCTATGAAACGATGCAAAAAAAGCTTGCGGTCGAGTTTGCACCGTACGTTGTGGATGGGCTCGATAAGCTGACAGGAATGGTGGAAAAACTGGATGATGCACTCAATGAAAGCGGCATCGCCGATACTTTGGGGCAAATCCTCTCATATTCCATTGATATGCTGGAGCCGCTGTTAGAGTTGACGGTAGACATTCTGCCGGTGCTGCAGCCACTTCTGAAGGGAGTTGCCGGGTCAGCAGCATTGATAGCGGATGCTGTTCAACTACTCCTTGGCGTTTTTGGGGTTAGTACAATCTATGGCGTCCTCACAGGCCAAGGGCTTGACTATGGTGGACATCAAACCTTGCAGGCTTTAGGAGCTTACCCACAGACAGATCCCAGTAGATATCAACAGTGGCTCAATTCAACACAACACGGGTTGGACTGGGATGGGAGCCGGTGGGTAGCACAAAACCCAACATCCTACAATTATGTTGAACTGGAGGCCATGTATAACGACTATCTTAACAGTTATCATGGAAGTTCGGAGTACATCATGACGTTTGAGGAGTGGCTGGAGGATTTCTGGTCTCATCATGCAACCGGAACAGACAACTTTCCGGGCGGCTTTTCCTGGGTAGGGGAGAATGGCCCAGAGCTGGTTTATATGCCCCAAGGGACCAGAATAAAGACCGCCCAGGAGTCGGAGAAGCTGGCCGGAAACGTCACCTACAACATCACTATCGACGCCAAGAACGTCAAGGAGTTCAACGACATCGTTCGGATCGCCAAGAGTCGGAGACGCCTCGGGAGAATGGAGGGGGATAACGCATGGCAATAGAGTGGACTTTGACCGCGGACCGTTTTGCCATCCTCCGGGAGGCCAACCGGGACGCCAACGACCACACATCGAATGCGTTCACAGCTCACAACGAGGGAGACCGCCTTCTCCTGGGTTTCCCGGAAGACGGAACACATCAGTTCTACGATCTGGCGGCTGGCACTCTGACGCTCAATTTCCCGAACCCGTACAATGGGACCATGTTCGAGCTCCTTTCGCTGGCGGCAGACTGGGACGAGGAGCAGGTCACCTTTAACACCAAGCCCGCGGAAACCGGAACCGACACGCCGTCCGCATTTACCGGCCCCACGGCGGCGGGGACTCTGGCCATACCGGTCTCCTATGTCAACCTGGCCGTCAGAGCGGCCGGAGCTGCCCGGTATGGCGTGGCCATCATGGCCTATGTCATCCAGGACGGACTGAATGAGCCTATCACCACACCCGCCGGGTCCACAAAGCCCACGCTGACGCTTCGCTCCGAGAACGAGGAGATCGTCGGCCTGCAGATCGCGTCCGGGTCGCCGGCGGGCGGCTATGTCTCCAAACACAAGGCGCAGCTATTCACCTGGCAGACCAAAAAAACAGGAAACTGCCAGGCGGATGTTATTGCCACCTCCACAACGTTTTCGTGGAGAGGGGAGGGTCAGTCCACATGGACGGACATCCCACTGGCGGCGGGGGCGACGTATGTCAGCATCCCCGCCGAGACATTCGCGGCCTTTGACTCGGTGGAGTGGAAGGTCGCTGTGGTGTCCAATTCGGGCATCACGGCCACTCGGACCTTTACCGTCGTCACCACCGAGCCAGCCGGGGCAGCCCGGCCACTCTCGCCGGTCAATACGATGGTGGACGGCTCGGAGGACCTGACCTTCACCTGGGCCCATGTCATCAGCACCGGCACCGAGCCAACGGGCGCGGACCTGCAGACCAGCACGGACGGCGAGACCTGGACGGACTTGGCGTCTGTCAGCGGCTCGGAGACAACCTACACCGTGCCAGCCGGCACTCTGACCGCCGGGACCGCGTACTGGCGTGTCCGCACCTATAACTCGGACGGCGTGGCCGGAGCCTGGTCCGACGCGGCGCAGCTCCTGGTGGTGGCAGCACCCGCGGCCCCCGCCATCACGGTGGAAAGCATGGCCCCACGGTTCGCCATCCGTTGGAGCGGGACCGGGCAGCAGGGATATGAGGTCAGTGTGGACGGCGTGACGGTGGCACAGGCCTACGGCACCGCGGGAAACTACACCTACTCCGACTGGCTCTCCGACGGGGAGCACACCGTGGCCGTCCGGATCCAGAACGAATACAGCCTGTGGTCCGAGTGGGGAACCGCAGGATTGACGATCGAAAACGCCGGTGCCGGAACCGTTGACCTGCAGGTTGCCGTGACTCACGTGGTCCAGCTGCTCTGGGAGGCAACCGGCGCCTTCGACGCATTCGTTGTCTACCGGGACGGTGTCCGGCTCGGGACCACGCAGCAGAACCAGTTTGAGGACGCCTACTCCGCTGGAACGCACACCTGGACGGTCCGCGGCGTGTTCGAAGGCAGCGGGGACTATGTGGACTCCAACACAGTCACCGCCGCGCCCGTCGTTACAACGCTGATGATTCTGGACATCACCGCCGGCTCCGACTGGCTGCGGCTTGACAGGGCGGACGTGCAAAACCGAAAGATCGGCATAAGCACCACCCGGAGCGTTTCCTTCGTCCACTATGCCGGTAATACGGACCCCACAGCGGAGCTGGCGGAGGCATACGACACCACATATCAGTTCGAGGTCGCCTTCACCAACCCCACCGAGGCCGCGGCCTTTGAGGCGATGGTCGGTCATGTGGTCTGTGTCAAGGATCAGTATGGGACCGCCCTGATCGGCGTGCTGAACAACAGCATCCTCTCCGCCTGGTGGGCCATGCGGGCGTATCAGGCCAACGTTACTAAGATTGAGTGGAGCGAGGGGGTGCAGGCGTGACCAGGACGTACAGCCACCGCGTGGAGATCCTGCGCGGCGGCGCCAGGGTGGGGGAGATAAAGAGCATCGAGGCGCCAACCATCGACGTATCCGCCACGGCTGCCATCAAGGCCAGCATGGCGGGGACCTTTTGCTATTCGCCGCTGCTGGAGCCGCTGCAGGACGAGCTGAAGATCTATCTGACCATCAACGGAGTAGAGTATCCCATGGGCGTCTATCTCATTTCTAATGTGCGGGATGAGTACGAGGATGGCGCCCATCACATCTCCATTGAAGCCTATGATCGGTGCTACCGCGTGCAGCAGGCACGAACGGAGTCTGTCTTGCACCTGTCCGCCGGCGCAAACTACGTCGAGACCGTCAAGGGGCTGCTGACCGCAGCTGGGATCGCCATGGTGGTGGCAGCACCCACGGACAACGTGCTGGCCACTGACCGAGAGGACTGGCAGACAGGGACGGATTATCTAACAATCGTCAATGAGCTTCTGGGGGAGATCAACTACCAGGAGCTCTGGTTTTCGGCGGACGGATATGCCATGCTGCAGCCCATCAACAACCCCACGGCGGAGAACGTGGATCACACCTACACCGCCGGTGAGGGAGCGTCGGTGCTTCTGCCCGAGATGACGGCAGAGACAGACGCATACGACAAGGCTAACGTCTTTGTGGTGATCTGTTCCAATCCGGACTATCCCGCACCGATGGTGGCCACAGCAGTCAACGACAGCCTCCTATCTCCGTTTTCAACGGTGCGCCGAGGGCGGCGCATCACGTCCGTAACGCGGGTCAATAACATCGCCAACCAAACAGAGCTGCAGGCCTACGCCCAGCGGCTCATGTATGAGTCCATGATGGCCACCGAGACGCTGACTCTCCGCACTGCAGTCCTGCCGGGGCACGGTGTAAACGATGTGGTGGCTATCATCCATCCGCAGGCCCAGGGGATCTATCAGGAGGTGGGCTGGTCGGCCACCCTCGCCCCGGGGCAGGAGATGACGCACGAGCTGAGGAGGTCGGTGATCCATGTCTGATGTGTACAACTTTGCTACCATCGGAGGCATCTATGAAGACGGCGTCAGCCTGATCTTTGACGGCGAAGAGGAGGAGAGCGAAAAGCACTACCGCGTCAACACCTCCGTCATCTTCCACGTCGGAGACCGGGTGCGGATCCTGGAAGACTCCGGCACCTATGTGGCGGAGTACGTCGTCGGCACACCTGCACAGGACGCGCCGGTGCCGGAGGGCGGGAGCAGGGGTCAGTTTCTGGCTAAACAATCGGCTGCGGATGGAGACGTGGGGTGGGAGACCGTCCACCAGCTGCCCGCCGGCGGCACAGCCGGCCAGGCGCTGATCAAGAACAGCGCTACCAACTATGACACCGCGTGGGACAATCCACGGGCGGCATCGCTGATCAATCTGATCAATGCGCTGGCCAGCTACGACATCCAGCTCCGTACTACCAATACCTACTCCAACCCGCCGGTGTTCCAGATCCGCCGCGGATCCTCCGGAACGTGGTACACCATTTCGCTGACGTAAATCTTAAATTTGAGGACATGGTGCACAAAAACGTGCGACAAATGCCCCTTTTTGCCCTATATATGAGGGACCTAATGTCAAATCAAAAGGAGGAGAAAGCGTTGAAACAAAAGGAAAACGGAACACGAAAAGGAGGGGCGACATGAGAATTGTCGAAGCGGGGGCCTGTTCCTTCATCCCGCTGGGGATCCGCGGGGAGAACCTGGCCACAGAGGTGCAGTTTGACATCTCACGCTGGCAGCAGTACTACGGCGAGGGCACCGCGCAGCTCATTGCGCAGAGGCAGTCTGATGCCTCTCCCTATCCCGTGACCACGACTCAGGACGGCGGCACCGTGTCCTGGGTGGTCACCGGCGCGGACACTGCCGAGGCGGGCGTGGGCTCTTGTGAGCTTTTGTACTTCGTGGGGGAAACGCTGGCAAAGTCCATGACCTGGAGCACCAAGGTCAGGGACAGCCTCGACCCGGCGGACACCGACCCGCCCGAGCCCCAGCAGGGCTGGGTGGAGCAGGTGCTGGCTGCTGCCCAGGCGGCAGAAGACGCACAGACCGGTGCTGAAAGCGCCCAGGAAGCGGCAGAAAATGCCCAGCAGAAAGCGGAAGACGCACAGGATGCCGCCGAGACCGCGCAGACCGGCGCGGAGGCTGCACAGGGCCTTGCCGAGGACGCGGCGGAGGATGCGGAGGCGTATGCAGTCGGAACGCGGGGCGGAACGGCTGTGCCGAGCGGGGACCCGGCTTATAACAACAACGCGAAGTATTATTCGGAGCAGGCCGAGGACGCCAGGGACGCCGCGCAGACGGCGCAGGGGCTGGCCGAGGATGCGCAGGAGGCCGCCGAGACCGCCCAGGCTGCGGCGGAAGCGGCTGCCTATCTCACAGACAAAACCGACAACGACAAGCAATACACGATGATGTGGAGCGTCGTGCTGGGGGCCGGGGGAGACCCGGCACCATGTCTGACACTCTCGCCTGTAGAATAAGGAGGCAATTATGGCAGACACAAGCACTGTTTTTCCAAGTTATGCGCAGGCGGCGGAGCACAATGAGCTGCTGGCCCTGATCGCTGGCAAGCTGGGCGCGCTGGAGGATCCAAAAACCTGGGCTGTGTTTCAGGCGCTGGTGCGGCAGGGGCGCATCGGCCGCTACCTCTCCGCAGGTGACCAGGTGGAGGTGAACAGCAGTTATCTGGTGACCGCCGACGTGGGCGAGAGCACCGGGATCACCGCTGCCAATGTGACAGGGTACACCTTCGTCGGCGCCACGGGCAGCCAGCCGGGCGTCTGGGAGTTCGACTACTCCGGAGCGGCCTGGATGCTAAACGGCGCCGCCGTGAACCTGGCCGCATACGGCGTATCACTCACTGGAACACCGGTGGAGGGCGACACCATTGTGGTGACCGTCAACGCCACCACGGCAGACTACGACGTCATGGGCATCGACCAGGAGCAGCCGGTTAATCCCAACCTGACCCACAGCTTGACCCTGATGATGCACGACGTGCTTTCGACCATCAACTTTGATCCGCCCCAGTATCTCTGGCCTGTGACGGCGGAGAGTCTGGCGAGCATCGGTGTCAGCGGCAACGTGCTGCCGGCGGGCACCTATCACGTGACCCTGGACCACGCAGCCTACAACGGCAGCACGACCCAGGACACCACGATCCAGATTACGACCACGCAGGACGTGCCCATCGGTGGCGGCATCCGCCACAGCCAGGTCGGTGCATACCGCTCCGACGGCGCTTACACCGTGGCCAATCTGCTGGCCGGCGTCTGGACCACCTACGGCGCAAGCACCTACACGGTCATTGAGACCAACCTCGCCACCACGGAGGGCAGCGACGGTATCAGCCTGGGCACCACCACGGCGTCGAACCCGACCTACAAGGTGGGCGACTACATCAACTTCTCACAACGGCAGGCGTATGGATCCGGACGGTGGAGCACCAGCTACATCCGGCAGCTGCTGAACTCCGAGGATGCGGTACTGAGCTGGGTCCCCAAGACCATCTGGAGCCGGAACCTGAACATCACCCCGGAGGGCTTCCTGCACTCCATCGACCCGGAGCTCCGAGCGGTACTGACCAAGGTGCGCAAGCGCTATGCCCCCTCCATCTCCGACGGCGACGGCTACGAGGACGTGGAGGACACGGTGACGCTGGCCACGCTGCTGGACATCTTTGGCCAGCAGAACAACGGCATCAACGAGGGGCCGGTGGACGCGGAGGGCAACGTGGTCCGCACGGTGGCGTACAGCTACTGGCAGGACCACAACACCAACGCAGACCGCATCAAGTATCAGGGGACGACACCCCGCTTCTGGTGTGTCGCGTCGTGCTACCCGTCCCTCGGGTTCATCGTGCGCCTCGTGTACACCTCCGGTGCGTTGAGCTACGGCAACGCCAGCAGTTCGTACGGCGTCGTGCCGTGCCTGCACATCGGGTGATCGGGGATCGACGTAAAAGCCATGCGACAGCAGGGCGGACTGATGTGAGGAGCGCAGCACGAGACGAGATTACGAGGCCCGGAGGCCCAAAGAGCCGGAAACGCCGCTTTTCAAGGCGGCGAAGCAACTCTCGGTGGATCTGCGAAGGAAGCTCTGCCAGGAGAAGACGTTTCCGAAGCGCAGCCGGTGGATGTACGGTGAGAAGCTGTGCGATCTGCTGGGCGAGTATCGGGCGGCACTCTCCCGGGCCAACAAGCCGAGGGTGGAGCTGGGTGGCGTAACCGTCCAGGAGTTGCGGGAGCGGCGGTACATCCAGCAACAGATCGCGCTGGGTGAGCTGGATGCCCTGGATGTGCTGCTGAACGAGGCAGTGGAGGTGCTGGAGATGGACCCGGACAGCCTGGAGAACATCTTCGGACTCATCAACCGGAACTACGCTCTGCTGGGCGCCTGGATCACCTCGGAACTCAAGCGGTATGGGCCGCCCGCGGGCGGCTGACATAGCGGGGGCAGCGGTCGCAGAACAGCGCCGGGCGAGGCGCGGGGGTTCCCCGCAACTGGTGGCTCGCGTCGTGCAACCCGTCCAACGGGAACAACGTGCGCAACGTGAACACCTCCGGTGCGTTGAACAACAACAACGCCAACAATTCGAACGGCGTCGTGCCGTGACTGTGAGACCGTGAGTTTCAGTAAGCCCCACGGGGCCGAAGGCAAAGCACTCACACAGGGGACCGCTGTCCCGTGCCTCCTGCGTCATCGGGAGGCCAAAAACAGGCCGCGCGGGGAATGGCAAACCCCCGCTTTAATGACGCCTCTTCCTTTGGGGCGGAGGCTATCAGCAGCGGCGCCCCTGTCCGCAAAAGGCGGCGGGACGGCGGACGCCTTCCGCCGCCGGGCCGACAGGAAAATCACATGGGAGAACAATTTAATCAGGCCGTGAGCCTGAAAGAACTGGGGAAGTCCATCCGCAAGGGAAGGCGGAGCAACCCCAACAAGGCCGTGGCTGTGGAATGGGACCTGCGCCGCTACACCAAGGCTAAGGGCCTGCGGGACGACCTGCTCTCCGGACGGTACAGGATGCGCAAGGGCTACCCGGTCCATATCTACCGACCAAAGCCACGGATGGCCATCGCGCCGTGGTTTCGGGACCAGGTGTGGCAGCGGAGCATGTGTGAGAACGGCCTGTACACCGACCTGACCCGCAGCGCCATCTACCATAACATGGCCTGTCAGAAGGGGAAGGGCACGGACCTGGCCATCCGGAGGATCGTCAAGATGCTCCAGACGCTCCACCGGGAGGGCGGAGAGGAACCGGTGCGCGGCATCCATCTGGACATCCACAAATACTTCCCCTCCACGCCGCACCGGGCGGTGCTGGCACTGGACGAGGAGCGGGTTAACGAGCCGCTGTTCCTGCCGTATGTGACGGAGCTGGCCACCAGCCTGGAGGACCCGCGAAGTTCGGAGGAGGTCGAGGCCGACCCGTTCGGGCCGCGAGGCACCGGACTGGGGAGCCAGATCAATCAGATCAACCAGGTGATGCTGCCGGACCGGCTGGACCATGAGATCATCCGCCTGGGCGTCAAGTACCTGCGGTACAACGACGACTTCCTGATCCTCTCCCGGGACCGGGAGGCGCTGCGGCAGGCCGTGGAATTGGTCCGGGAGCGGGCAAAGGCTACCGGCCTGACGGTGACCGACAAGGCCGGAGTGTTCCAGGCCGTGCGCGGCTTCACTTTCATCGGAAAGAGGTTCATCCTCACCGAGACCGGTAAGGTCGTGATCCGGCTGCGGAGGGGCGCCATGCAGGAGGAGCGGCGGACGCTCCGGATGCTGAAGGGCGACCTGGACGCCGGGCGGTGCAGCTGGGAGCACATCCGGGCGCACTACCAGAGCTGGGCGGCCAACGCCGAGTACGCAGGGGACGCACCCATCCGGGCAATGGATAAGTTCTATACACAATTATTCCGGGAAAAGCCCCGGTATAAAAGATGCAGGAGGTATCTGTATGGGGATCGTAAAAAACACAAAAAAGCGCCTGCAAGAGGCGGAGCGTGACAACGCGCGGCTCCGGGCGGAGCTGGCGACGGAGAAGGAGAAGACCGCGTTTGTGGCTCTGTTGGCCTGTGACGTGGACATCGACGCGCTGATGGAGGAGGGAGACCATGAGTGAGTTTTTCGAGCTTTGCAAGGCCAAGTATGACGCCGGGAAGTGGACCCGCGCCATGCTGCGGGCGCTGGTGGCGGGCGGACGGCTGACCGCCGAGGAGTTTGAGACAATCACCGGCGAGGCCTACGCATGACGGTGCTGGAGCTGCTGACGGAGATCGCGCAGCTCCGGCCCGGCAACATCCCGGCGCTGGCCGACGGCGAGGAGCCGGAGATCAGCGTGGTGCACACAGAGGCCGGGGACTATCTCAACATCGGGAGGAAACCCACATGACAGAACAGGAAATCGCGGTGAAGCTCACCGAGCATGAGGGGCAAATCCACCGCCACGAGGGCCGCATCAAGGACATCGAGCGACGGCAGGACGACCTGGACAAGCTCACCGAGAGCGTGGCCGTGCTGGCCACGGAATATAAGAGCGTGAAGGAAGACCTGGGCGAGATCAAGGCCGATGTGAAGGAGCTGACCAGCAAGCCTGGGAAACGCTGGGACGCCATCATTGCAGCGCTGATCGCCGCGCTTGTGGGCGGCATCGTGGGCTGGCTGCTCTCGGGGGCGGGAATATGAGAGTCATCCTGGCAAACCCCCAGAACTACGGGGCGAAGCGGGACGCGCGTCTCATCCGCTATCTGGTGTTCCACTACACCGCCAACGACGGCGACACGGCGGAGGCCAACGGGCGGTATTTTCGTAACAACGTGGTGAAGGCGTCGGCGCACTACTTCGTGGACGATACGGAGGTGGTGCAGAGCGTGCCGGACAACTACGTGGCCTGGGCCGTGGGCGGAGGCCTCCAGGGCAGCGGCGGCCACACCATGCACAGGATCATCACCAACACCAACAGCCTCAGCGTGGAGCTGTGCGACACCCGGCGCAACGGTTTTTACGACTTCACGGAGGAGACCCTCTCCCGGGCGGCGGCGCTGGGGCGGGAGCTGATGGAGAAGTACGGCATCCCCCCAGAGAACGTGTACTGCCACTTCGACGTGACGGGGAAGCGGTGCCCGGGCATCCCGTCCTGGATCGACGGGGACCGGCCCGCGTGGAGAGCATTCAAAGAGAGGTTGGAGGATATGACCGGCAAGGAGATTTTTGACAAGCTCAACGAATACATGGAGGGCCAGGAGGCCCCGGCGTGGGCCAAGGCGGAGCTTGACGAGGCCGTGGCCGCTGGCATCACCGACGGGACAAAGCCCATGACGCTGATCCCGCGCTATCAGGCGGCGCTCATGGCCCTGCGGGCGCAGAAAGGAGCACAGAAATGAGTTATTTCAGGAAGTGGGCAAAGGCTGCGGGCATCCGCGCCGTCAAGACCCTGGCGCAGACGGCGCTGGCCACCATCGGCACCGCCGCGGTGCTGGGCGACGTGGACTGGGTGCTGGTGGGCTCTGCCGCCGTGCTGGCGGCGGTGCTCTCCATCCTCACGTCCGTCGCCGGGCTGCCCGAGGTGGAGGAGAAGTAAATACATAAACCGCCCTGCAGAGTTCTTTCTGCAGGGCGGTTTTGCTTTGTGGAAATTATAGTCTATTGAAGTATGGACCCCCGTACACCAATAGGCTACAATCAAAGCTCAAATGGAAACGCGGTAGGTGATGCGCAGGGCCATGTTGGCCTTATCGAAAGTGCAGGAGACGAGGATCCCGCGGGCGGCGTTGTTTTTTTGCTCCTTCGTGGCGTCGGGGCTCTCCAGGACCTTCAGAGCTTTTTCGATGCCGGAGCGTAGCGCAGGCATGACGAGCTCAGGGTTCTGCTTTTTCTGCAGCTCCTTGATGGCAACTGTCAGTTTTTCTTTTTCCGCGTCGATCTCGGCGCGGAATTTTTTATATTCTTCCAGGGAGTCAATCCCGGAGGCATAGGCGTCACGGATGCGGGCGAGCTTCTTGTCCAGCGCGTCCCGGGCCAGCTCCAGCCGGCGGAGCTCCTCCGCGCTGCCGTCAGAGCTGTGCGCGACCTCATAGGCCAGCGGCGCCGAGCTGCGGAGGTCGGCATTGAGTTTCTCCAGCAGAGCCGCGTGGAGCAGGTCAACCTTGATGTGCTGCGTGCTCTTGCAGCGGCCACGGACATAGTTGTTGCACTTAAAATAGTGCGGCTTGGCAAAGATCAGCGTGCCACCGCAGTCAGCACACCGCACGATGCCGCCCAGCCAGTCCTTCAGCTCGTAGGTGGGCCGTGCCTTGTAGCCCCACTGGGATTTGACCGCGGCCATGCGCTCCTGCGCGGCCTGCCATGTGGCGTCGTCGATGATGGCCTCGTGGTCGCCGTCCACCACGAGAGTGTCGGGATTGGAAAAGTCGCGCCGGGCCCGGCCGGAAGGTGTCCACCGGATCTTGCCTATATACACGGGATTCCGGAGGATGTACTCCACCGTCCGGTTCTCCATGGCGCCGCCGCGGTGCGTTTTGACGCCCAGGGCATTGAGCCACTTGGCGATGGGGAACAGTCCCTCCCCGGCGATAAAGCGCCGATAGATCTCCCGGACCAGCGGCGCTTCGGCGGGCTCCGGGACCATCTGACGCTTGCCGGTCTCATCGGCAGATGTAAGCATATACCCAAAAGGAGCCGCGATCTGACGCCGTCCCTGCTGGGCGTTGAGCGTCATGGACCGCTTGACCTCTCCGGCCAGACGGATGGAGTAGTATTCATCCATCCACTCCAGGATCCGCTCCATCAGCGAGCCGAAGGGCCCGTCGATCAGAGGCTCGGACACGCTGATCACGTCCACGCCGTCCTTTCGGAGCAGGCTCTTGTAGACGATGCTCTCCTCCTGGTTACGGGCAAAGCGGCTAAACTTCCAGACCAGGATCGCGCCGAAGGGGTGACTCTGCTGCCGGGCCGCCGCGATCATCTCGTTGAAGGCAGGACGCTTGTCGGCACGCCTGCCGGAAATACCGGCGTCGACGTAGACATGCTCATCCAAAATGATATAGCCGTTCTTTTCAGCGTACTCCCGCAGCACGGCCAGCTGAGAGTCCGGGGACAGCTCGGTTTGGTCGTCGGTGCTGACGCGGATGTAGGCCGCGGCGAGTTTGAGATCAGTCATCAGATTGCCTCCTTGCTCGGGCATAGCCTATCCAGCCAAAGACGACCGGCGGGGCATAGAGGGCGAGGGACAATAGCCCGAGAATGGGAATGATGAGATAGGCGATGCTGCCCAAAAGGACGAACACCGCAAACGCGACGGTGTAACAGATTGCGCTCCAGCGGGCACACGCAGGGGAGCGGTTAAAAAAGGCGATCAGCCCCAAAAGGCTGCCGACAAACGTCAGACCGGCGAGGAGCAGAAGGTATGTGTTTGCGGAGAGCGCCACGTCAGTGGGTTGATTGAGGCCTCCGGTGGTCATAAAGTTCGTAGTAAACAAAAGGCAGTAAACAGCACCGAACAAAACGGAGACCAGCGTGAAGCCGCTTCGGCGGCTCTGCCGCGGAGCAGGCGCCGGCGGGGGAGCAGCCCGCCCGCCCTCCGGGACCGGGAGCCGCGCACCGCATTTTCCGCAGAAAATGTAGTCCTCCGGGTTTTGGGTATCACAATAGGGACAAAAAACCATGTGCAGCCTCCTCAGAAAAACAGGCGCATGAGGATAAACCACACGACCACAGCGGCCACCACGGCGCCGCCATAGATCAGGGCCTTCTGCCAAGAGCCGGGGAGCTTTTCGACACTCTCCAAAGAGTTCCCAGAGATCTTAATGCCGCAGTAGGGGCAGAAATCAGTGGTCACATCACGGCCACAGCGTTGACACTTTGCCATAGAAGCCTCCTTGTTTATCGCCAATCGTTCAGGTACAGGATATTATCCCGCGGTGATGCCGGTGGTGGGAGGGGAGTATCGCTCTGTAATGTTCTCAATGATTTGCCGGTCAGCTGGGTTAGCCTGGCGGTAAGCAACAATGATCTGTTTCTCAACTTGCGACAGAGGAAAAGAGCTGTCATCAGCGGAAGGGTGATCAATCAATCGATCAACAGAAACGCCATAATAATCGGAAAGAGTGCATAGTGTTTTCAAGTCAGGTTCGCGTCTACCGGATTCAATGTTGGCGTAAGCCCCACGGGTAATACCAATCATTGCAGCAATTTCCTCTTGAGTCTTATTAAAATCATTACGGAATTCTTTCAAGCGCATTCTGCTCACCTCCCTAAAATTGTAATGTGTCTTTTTGAAACAAACAAGAGTATACACTATGTTGCGTCAAAAAGAAACAAATTTTCAAAAAACGGTTGACAACGCGTCGTTATGAAGCTATTATAGGTTTCGTAACGACGCATTTTGTGCTTGGAGGGATAAATATGTGGCTGACAGAACTGCGAAAAGCTGCTGGTCTTACACAAAAAGATGTTGCAAATAAAGCGGGCGTCTCCAGGGCGGCATATTCGAACATTGAAATCGGCGCCCGCAGGCCGTCCGTAGAGAACGCAAAAAAGATTGCGGCAGTCCTGGGTTTTCCGTGGACTCGGTTTTATGAGAACACGGGCGAGGAGACGGCCTGAAATAGGACAACCGGCGGAACACATAAGATGCCGTGGAGGTGACAGCCATGATGACTTCGGTGGGGATCCGGGTGGAGAGCTATGTCCAAGGCCCGGACGGCGAGCTCATCAACTTTGACGACCTGACCCAAGAGCAAAGGACGAAGGTCGCCACCGAGCTGAAAAAGCGCTGGCTGAACGAGCTGTACCGCGGCGTCGCAACCTTTACGGAAGCGGAAGAGGATCAGACGGCGTAAAAGAGCCGGCGACACTTCGCCGCCGGTTGCCGGACATGCCTTTGAGTACGAGGAGGAGCAGGCCATGAGACCGTTTTGGGATTATATCGAAGCCACCTTTGAGACGGCGAACATCGGCCTCTCAGAGTTGAGCCGCCGGACCGGGATCAGCGAGCCCTCACTGAACAGCTACCGAAAGCGGAAGACCGTGCCAAACCTGGAATACGCGCACCGGATCTGCTGCGCCCTGGGCGTGAGCATGCATCTGGGAGTGGCCCGGGAACGCAAGGACGCGCTGCTGGCGCGGGCCCGGGAGGCTGCGGAGGACGAGGAATGAGCGGAGGACCGTACAGCAAGGCGCCGTGGGAGCCGCCGCGGGGGCGGCTGGTGAAGTGCGGCGTGATGAAACGCAAGCGGCAGGAGCGCGAGATGCGCGTCTGCACGGCGCCGCGGGTGGCCGTGCTCCACGGCGACGGCAAGAGCGCGAACGTGAGTCTGGACGGCTGCCGGTGGCTGCGGTGCCCGCACCTGGTGGAGCCGGGGGAACATCGGACAGGCTTCGGGTGCGCAAAGGGCTGCAGGCTCTGGAGCGTCGTGCATCCGTGGGAAGAAAGTGTGCGGGCGCGCGATGCGCGCTCCTACGAGAAAGGGAAATCATGAGCAAGAAAAAGAAAAAGCCGGAGGCCGTCTTCGATAACGGCGTTCTGCGCGGGGAGCCGGCACTGCTGGCCCTGGCTGCGGAGGCGCGGAAGCGGCGGACAACATACGGGAAGCTGGTGGCCAGCTTGGACAACGAGGAGATGATCCGGATCTGCCGGGAGTACCAGGAGGCCCGGGCGGGAAAGAAAAGGAGGAAGAAAATATCGTGAAAAACGCAACTGCAAAATCAAGGATCCCGGCGCCGGGGGCGCGGTTCGAGCTCAAGGGGCGCGAGTGGATCGCGCTGGGCATGGAGCAGGGTGGCCTGCTGGCCATTGCGGCAGAGTCCATTGGCGACATGCCATTTGATGAAGACTGGAAGAACGACTGGCGTACCGCCTCCCTGCGGCAGTACCTCAACGGGGAATGGCTGGCGGATATCGGCACCGAGGGCCTGCTGCCCTTTATGTCGGATCTGATAAGCGACGACGGCCTGCGGGACTATGGCACAGCGGAGGACATGGTGTTTCTGCTGTCCTGCGATCTCTACCGCAAGTATCGGGAGTTCATCCCCACCTACAACGATTGGTGGTGGACCCTGACGCCGTGGTCGTGCTACCCGTCCAGCGGGAGCGGCGTGCGCTACGTGGTCACCTCCGGTGCGTTGTACGACTACGACCTCGCCAGCAATTCGTTCGGCGTCGTGCCGTGCCTGCTGATTGATCTCTCATCGTTCGGTGCATCGGACGAGCGCTGCGACAGCGGCGCGGAGGAGGAGTCATGTACAGCAGAGTGATCACCGTGACGGTGCCCGGGCGGGTGCCGGGGGTGGAGCCGTTCAGAAACCATGCCAGTGGCACCGCAGGGACGGGACGTCCGGGGGCCGTCCCTACGGGTTGCCGGCGTGGGGTCACGCCGGCCCACAGCGAGGGCGCCCCGCGCCACGCTTGGCGGGGGAGGCTGGTGAAGGTCCTGACCGGGGTCGGGTTTGCGACCATGATCGTGGGCGCCGGGACCGAGGACCTTCGGAGCCTGTGGGTGGCGTTCGGCGGTCTGGCACTGTTCGTGCTGGGGGTCGCCCTGGGCGCGGGGAGGTGGAGCGAGTGAGCGGAGAGAAATGGCGGCCGGCGGAGGAGCTGCCGCCGCTGCACGAGCACAGGATACCGGACGCTGACCGTCCGGGCGGGGAATACGTCTGCCAGGTCTCCGGCAAGCTGCTGATCCTCACCGCCGAGGCCGAGGTCACCCTGGGGGAATACGTCCGGGAGCCGATGGCTGAGGGATGGCTGGACTGGTTCGACGGCATGCACACCGAGGTCACGCACTGGATGCCGCTGCCGGCACTGCCGGACACTATCCGCATCACTGACGCGAGGCGCCTTCCCATCAAAAAAGAACGGGAGGGAAAACCGTGGCGCTGACGGGTGAGGACCTGGGGCGGCTGAGCCCGAAGGCGGCGCGGCAGGCGGTGGACAAGCTCCGGCTGCTGCAGGGCAAGAAGGCGGACCGGGAGGAGCAGGAGCTCTTCCAGAGACAGCGACAGCTGATGACCCTGCAGGAGCGCGGGAGGATCCGGGAGCTGCGGGTGCATCCGCAGTTCACCCTGCGGGACGCCTACGAGACGCCGGACGGGAAGCGCGTGCCGGCCATCCGGCACACGGCGGCCTTCTCCTACGAGCGGCCCACGGAGCCGGACTGCACCGGGACCGTCCACTGGCTGCCGGTGGTGGAGGATCGCCGGGGCCGGGAACCGAGACCCAGGCATACAAGCTGCGCCGACGGCTCCTGAAGGAGCGGTACGGCGTGGAAATCAGGGAAGTGTAAAACAAGATGTTTGAAATTTCATATAAGGCCGCCAGGGTCAACGCAGAGCTGAGGCAGGCAGATGTTGCGGCTGCGCTCTCCGTAGACCGCGGGACGGTTATCAGATGGGAAAACGGGCTGTCGAAGGTCGGCAAAGAAAAGGAGCGCCGCCTCCGGGAGCTGTATCGCCTCCCGGATGACGTGGCGTTCCGAAGCAGCAAAAAACAAGACTGAGCCGGTGCGTCATCACCGACTCAGTCCAGCCGAACATTTTTACTTCAAACGCCTTGCGTCGGATCCCGCGCGAGATCCGCAGACCAAATGACGCAGGTCTGTTCTCGGGGGCGTACAGCGACTCTCGCACATCCGGAGTGCGGATTGCCCGGCTTGCAGGGTTCCTCTGCAACGATTTCCCCTGTATGCCGGGATCATCGGCCCGCTGTTTTGGGGTTCGTACATAAAGGTAAGTGCGCCTTCCCGTTATGTATTACATCCCATCTTTGAAGAACGCGGCAATAACAAAAGTTTGGTCATTGTGACAATTACCTCCCTCTTCATTTATTGCAGGAACATATTACCAGATCAAAGGAGAAAATGCAACAAAAAGTTACAAAAAAGGAGAAGACACCATGGAAGAAAAGAAAGCGTATCAGAAGGCCGGGGAGATCGTGGAGGAGCTGGGCGGAGATCTCTACAAGGAGCGGAACCGGGGCTATGCCTCGGAACATGAGGCCTGGGCGGAGATCAAGGAGAGCATCGAGCGTCTGGGCGACACCAAGAAGAAGCTGGAGAGCCTGGAAACGGCCCTGTGGACCGCGGCCAAGGAGGGCAACGACAACGCCTTTCTGGCCAATCTGGGCGAGCTGAAGCGCACCGCCCGGAACGGCGCCTGGGACCTGCTGGTGCTGGCAGGAAAGGCCACGCTGGCGGAGGAGCACATGGGAGGGCGTTAAGAAAACATGCCGGTGGCATGTTTTTAGCCCGAACCGCAGCGGCTATGCCGCGAGGACGGGAACCCAAACAGAGGCAGAGGGGCAAGCCCCACGCCACGGGAAAGCAGGACACCTTATCCGGCCCTGCGGGCCACCTTCCCCTCAAGGGGAAGGCTTTGACAACAGCATATCGTTCGGCGGCGGGGACCGGCGGGACGGAGGACAGGGGCGTCTCTTTCTTTCCATCCAACCAAACCTCCATGTTTCTATTCTCCTTATCTTTTTTTTGGGGTCTTTCTTTCGGACGTGCCTGGCGCGCAGTCCGTCCCGCCGGTCCCTGCCGCCGAGCATCCTTTCGAGGGCCGGGCCATGCCCGCAACCTTGTCGGGCGATACCGGGGAAGATCTCCCGCAGGTCGCCCGGCGGGCATGGCCGAGACTTTGAAAGGAGAATGAGACATGAAAGAAATGTGGATCTCTGTGAATGAGAGGCTGCCGGAAAAAATGGAACACGTCCTCGTATTTTTTGAGAGCGGGAAAATCAGAATTTCGGAGATAACCGGTGTATACGGACCGGATAAATTCTCCTTTGAAGGGATCTATGGTAAAGCAACGCACTGGATGCCGCTGCCGGCGCCGCCGAAGGAGGGCTGACAATGGAACTTAAACCTTGCCCGTTTTGCGGGAATGAATGGGTAAAAATAATCAGAGTTAGCGGACAGTATGAAGCGGCCTGCACGAAATGCAGGTGCCGCACGGGGATTGAGTTTTCAAAAAAAGCGGCAACCGAAGCATGGAACAGGAGGGCTGATAATGGAATGGATTAAGACAAGTGAGCGGTTGCCGAATGATTTTCAGAAGGTCCTTGTGTTTTGGAGGGAACATTCTGAGCCGATGATCGATACGGCTTTTTGGCAGAACGACGCAAAGCGTTTTGACGGCAAACATTGGGTAAGAATGGAAGACAAAGTCACCCACTGGATGCCGTTGCCGGAGCCGCCGAAGGAGGAAAAAGATGCCGGGTGACAAGATGTGTAAAAACTGCGTCCACTACTCTCCAGGTGTGACAGACAGGCAGCGGCACGAGTGGTCGTACAGCAATCTGGGCCAACACGCAACAGGCGTCTGCAACCTTTATTTCCCGCGGGGATACGTGGCGCGAAAGCCGCCGCATCCAACAATGGCGGTGTCGAGCTGCTTTCAGTTCGAGGAAAAAGGTGAGCAAATTGAAATAGAAATGGCAGGGACGAGATGAGGAGGAAAGAAAAATGAAAATGAGCGAGATCGTGAAGGGGCTGATCGTGGTCTTTGCGGATCCGGACCCGGAGACGGAGATCACGTTGGCGGACGCTCTGGACCTCTATGCCTGGGTGCTGGAGCAGGAGAAAGCACCGAGACCGGCGATGGTGCCGGTGTATGACATGGACCGGCTGCCGACACATCTGACCACGGCGCCGATGCCGCCGGTCCAGGACGGGCCGACGTGTACCGTGACGGCCGGAAGCGAGGCCGGCGGGGAGCCGGCCGACACACACACACACACACACAAGTGATCCCGCCGGAGACTGAGGGCAGCCTTCCGGAGCCGCGGTTCGCGGGCCGGGGGTGTGCGGACAAGAGACGGATCTTTGAGCGGCTGCTCCGATACAAACAGGAGCGGGGCCTGGGCGCCCTGGCCGAGGTCGCGGCTGTCTCCGGTATGACCCAGGAGGCGGTGCGGGACATGGCCGGGGCGGGGAAACACCAGATGGCAGACTGGCAGGCCGTGGACGCGGCGCTGGATCTGCTGGAGATCGAAAAATAGGGCGGCAGGCTGCCGCCCGTGCATCAAAAGCAAAAGCCCCCGGCAAAAGCCGGAGGCTGGGAGAAATACAGATCAGTTGACATGCAGACGGTCCCGAAGCGCATCCTGCAGGACCCGAGACAGGCTCAGACCGGCAGCGGATGCACGGTCATCCATCCAGCGGGGAATGCTGACCGTGCGGCGAACGGCGCGCTCGTCTTTGACCTCCGCACACATGAGATTGATAAACTCCCCTGCCTCACAGGACACGTCCTGCAAAGGAGTGGCGTCCGCAAAGGGGATGCCATTCTCCACGGCGGCGGAGATCCACTGTGTCAAGGCGTCCTGGGCCATGTGCAAAGCATTTTCCAGGGACTTCCCCTCGCTGACACAGCCGGGGAGATCGGGATAGAGAACGGTGAACGTGCCGTCAGTGTTCGGATGAAAAACGGCGGGATAGACATATTCGGCCATGGTGATACCTCCTCATTCGATGGTGGCGGGCCGGGGCTTATTGCAGCCCCGCCGCCTTCAGGATCGCTTTTGCCGTGAGCTCGTTCAGCTCACGGTGCCTCGGGACAGAGGCGAGCGGAAAGCCGCTTTTGACATAAACGGTATGGTCTCCGTCGTCCCGCAGGACACGGTATCCGGCGGCTTCCAGCTTCTTCACAAGGTCTCTGCGTTTCAACGGCTCAGCTCCCCTTTCTGCCTTTATTATATTACGTATTTTACGTAATGTCAAGAGAAAAATACATAAATTACGTAAAAAATATTTTGGAGTAAATGGAGGAAACATGAACAAGAACCAAGACAAGACCTGGGAGAGAGAGGGCGCGATCCTGGAGGGCGCCATCGACAAGTGGGGCGAACGGCTGCAGGTGGCGGTGGCCATCGAGGAGATGGCCGAGCTGATCCGGGCGCTCTGCAAGTGGCTCCGGGGAGGCCGGGACGACCGGACCATGGCCAACATTCTGGAGGAGATGGCGGACGTGGGGATCATGCACTCCCAGCTGGAGCTGATCTTCGGGGACTGCACGGAGCAGACGGTGGAGAAGCTCCAGCGCCTGGAGGGGAGACTGCTGGAATGACGATCAGCTACCGCCCATTGTGGGTCATGCTGGCGGAGCGGGACATGAGGAGCGTGGAGCTGCAGCGAGCGACCGGGCTCAGCAACGCCACCATGAGCAAGCTCCGCCGGAACGGCGAGGTCAACGTCTCGGTGCTGATCCGCATCGCGGAGGTGCTGCAGTGCGGCATCGGGGAGATCGCGGAGTTACGGTGACTGAACGGTTGTGACGGGGCCCGGGAGTCGGGCCCTGTCAGAGACGCTCAGGCTCTACTCTATATATAAACGCGCGTGCGCGCGTTTTCAGGGGCTTGTTGAGGCCCAAGGTTTAGGACCAATCCGGGGAAGGAAGGTGCGATATGTCAACATCACGGGACAGGATATGGATCGTCAGGACATATCGTGTCGGACAGACCGGGGAAAAGATCAAGTATTCCATCCCGGCATCGATCCAGAAAAACAAGGAGCAGGTCCGGCGGCATGTCAACCGGGAAGAGAAAAAGCGCAGCGCATCCATCCGCGGCGTGGCCAGGATCGTCAATGCGAACTATTACCGCAGGGACGGGTACCTCATAGGGCTGGATTATTCAGACCATGCCTATGAGAGTCTGCGATCCGGCGGAGATGACGGTATCTCGGAGCAGGAGAAGGAGGACCACATCTGGGACGCTGCCGATAAGCAAGCGGATCTCTGGCTGCGCCGAGTGCGTCGGGAATGCCAGAAGCAGGGGATCCTGTTCAAATACTTCAAAGTTACGTCGGATCGAAATGAGAACGGGGAGCCGGTGAGAGTCCACCACCATATCATCGTCAATCCGGAAGCCGTCAACGCCTGCGTCAAGAAATGGCGTCACGGCGGCGTGAACTACAAACAGCTGCTTGATGAGCCCGATCACAACGCCCTGGTGGAATATCTGCTGCGCCAGGTCCGCCACGAAAAGCACGAGAAGCGATATACTCCAAGCCGCAACCTGGTCCACCCGCAGCCTAAAGACCGCGTGGTGCGCTCCGATGCCGAGGTACAGGTGCCGCGGGGCGGCAGCCTGATCATCCGCGACGAACACAGGAAGGGTGCTCCGCAGTACATACGCTACACGATGCCGGACTGGGTACCGGAGGAGCTGGAGAACAGAAGGGAGGCGGTGAGGATTGAGTAGCCCGAGATATGACTGGTGGAGCTACGTCAAGGGCATGGTGCGCAGATATCCGCGCCTGAAGGCAGAACTGGAGGAGTTGCACCGCCCGGCGGTGTCGGCTCGCTATGGCCACCACGGTCCCGCAGGATCCGGGCAGACGATTCGGGCTTCCGAGGAGATCGCCGTCCGGGAGTTGCCCAAGGTGAGGCAGAGGGAGTACGAGGCAGTCCGCGCTGCTCTGCGGGAGGTCGAGCGTCTGCCGGAGGGAGAGCTGCGCCTGCAGATGGTTCGAATGGTGTTCTGGGAGCGGACGCACACACTGGCAGGAGTCAGCCGGGCGGTGGGTTACTCTGAGCGGACCGTCCAGCGGTGGCATGCGGACTTCCTCCGACGAGTGGCGGCACGTTTTGGCCTGCTGGATTAAAGTTGGCGCCAAAAAGCCGTTTTTCCGTGCTATGCTGATAGCGTGGAGGATCGGCGGGGAGTCGGTCCTCTGCTGCGTGTCTCTCTCCTCCTAAGAGGGGCAAGTGGGAAAGATCGCTCGCCATGAACGGCAGGGGAGGGAGCCATGAGCGATCTGCGGAGGCGAGACCATGACACCGACCTGGGCGAGAGCGTTCTATGACTCACCGGCGTGGCAGACATGCCGCCGGGCTTACAAGAAATCTGTGGGCGGTCTCTGCGAGGACTGCCTGGAACAGGGGCTCATCTCACCGGCGGACGAAGTCCACCACATGGTGAGGCTGACGCCGGACAACATCAAAGACCCGAGCGTGACACTGGCGTGGTCTAATCTCCGGGCGCTGTGTGGACGTCATCACA